GTATACTCGTATTCTTGTAATACTTGAGCTATCGATCGTACCATGCCTAGAGACGGCGTGAAGACCGCACTAATTCTGTGCGGTGGCACCGCAGTAGCGCTCGTTGTGACAACTAAAATCATCAACAGTAAGCCAGCAGCGGCCGGGTGGATCAGACGCATTATGTCTGGCCATCTGGATGCCACAGCTGAGAGACCGGACCAACTTCCGGAAACTCAGCGAGCAAGATTCACCGAGCAGGAACTTATTCGTATGAAGCCGACCCCCGAGCACACCCATGGTGTGAGCGCCGCGGATCGCTCCACTGGCACCTTCTTTGCCAAGAATTTTTCCTCCTCTTTGGGACTTGTACCCTTCTTTTACCAGTCCTCGCGTTCTGACCAGCGCAGAGGGCAGGTTGGCTCCAGAATCCACTTCTGGGCCAAAGATCTCAATTCCGCCCATACCGATAGGCGTGCCGGTCGTGACAACATGCTTGTTATGATCGACACTGACTACTACGTAGAGATGCCGGATGTACTCGCCAAGGCCTTTATGCCTACATGCTTGTACACCTTTCAACCCGACGTAGCCGCCGCCACACGCGTAGATTACAGTTTTACGTTCACCAAGGAACAAACTGTGGATTACACTGTCAGTGGTGGTGGAAGGTATGGACACCCAGTCTGGAACTACAATACAGACTGTTTGCTTACGACGCGTAAGTGCTTCGGCATCCCCTACCAGACGGCGGCCTATTTAGTAGACCGCCGTAAGGTGAGCGATGACCATTATCTCGTCTGCCTCACCCCAATGGCTCGATGGACCGGATTTTCTTCCGTCATCGCCAATTTCTTGGGTGGGTCACGACTGAGTAGGCTAGAGCCCGTGGAGGGTGAGTACACCCGGATTTATATCCAGGGGAAGGAAAACCTCCAAGTCTCCACAGCTCAGGCCGGCACTTATGCATGTGGCACCATCCCGGCAGCTACCGACGACGCGATTCGCATCATCGCGTCGAATAGCACCGTCAAGGTCAACATGTCAGCCATTCAAGCCCATCTGCCCTCAACCGACAACGAGATTGAGCAGAAGGCACAGGCTGCCGCGTTACTCGGCTACCACCGCGCACAACCCCAAGCCAGGAGAACTTACGTCTTTCCTGTGTCAGAGGCCGTGCGCACCTACGAGGTCGCCAACCGAACGCCTCCAGTGGATGTGAAGGATCCCATGCAAGCCTTCATGTCCCCCATCCTCCACGGAGCTTTCTCCCCCGCAGACACGAGAGCTAATGAGGAGTGGTGTATTAAGCGGAGGATCACCGACTTTAAGAGTGGTCCCCTGCACACCACCCCGTATTTGGCCAATTTGCAGGACGAGTTTGTCGCGCTCCTGGTGCCATCTGCGCATCAGTTGAGCCCAACCGATCTGGATGAAGTGTACGCACGACAAGACAGGCCATCCCAGCGCCAGATTCTTGACCGTGCGGAACATGAAAGGCCCCGACGCATCGCGAAGAGCTTCATCAAACGAGAAGCGTACGCAGGAGCGAAGGACCCCAGGCCGATCACCACCATCAATGGACCCGACAAGAGAGATTACTCGATGTTCATGTACCCCATCAGCGCCATGCTGAAAACAGTGCCTTGGTATGCATTTGGCCAGACTCCCGTCGACATAGCTACACGCGTGTCCGGTATCTTGAGTTCTGCGACCACTGCCATCAACACTGATTTCAGTCGTTTC